CAACGTGCATAAGCTTGGCAATATCCCGCAAAAGCCGCCATATCAACTTCTGTTAGAATACCGAGCTGTTCCATCTGTTTTGCAAGACGTCTCCATTCCTTTTTCGCATCATCTTCAAGCCATTTCGGACAAGACGGTGCACGAGCCGCAGGTTTCGGCTCATTTGCGTTTAACTGCCTCTTGCCCGGATTACCCTCAAGCTGTTTTACTGCCGTTGGTTTCGGCTTTCTGCCCCTCTGTGCCAAGCGTATCACCTCCATTCGTATAAATTTCTTGTCATTAAAAATTTTCATACAAAAAACCGCCATTTAAGGCGGTTTAAAAATTGTATTTTCTTATTTTTCTGTAATCATAATCTCATATTCATAGCTGTTTAGTTCAAAAAGGTCAACTACTTTCCATAAATCATATTGGTCAGGAATATCTTTAACTGTTCCGCAGAAATAAACGTCTGTATGTTTTTCATTAACCAATTTTATTGTTGCGTTTCGGTTGATAAGGCTGTAAAGTTTCTTTAATTTTAGCATTTTGTTTTCCTCCGTTTTCTCGGTCTGTTTATCTTTTTGTTGTACACATATTACCGTTATATGAGGACTTTATCAATACCATTACTATAACAAAAAGTACAGCCTTTATTTGTGTATATACTACCCTCGTATTCCCTTAAAGTTATAGTTTCCCTTACGAATTTCCGCAATGTCGGCATCTTGTGCCTTTTTGTATTCCGAATCGGTACATTCTTTTTTTAACATGGGCCCTATGTCAAGAACAATTTTAACACCCTTCATAATTTATTAGATAACAAATACACCTATGCAGTGTTTAACAAATAATTTCTATATTGTATAGGTGTCATTTTATTTAAGTTCCATTGATAACGATCATTATTGTAATAATCAATGTAATCTGATATAAGCGTATGTAATTCATCAAATGTATTGCAGTGCTTTATATCTACTTCATCCTTTAAATGACCAAAGAAAGACTCCTGTGGTGCATTATCCCAACAATTGCCCCTACGTGACATTGATTGCTGCAATCCCATTTCTGCGGCTCTGATACGAAATTGAGGATTTGTATAATGCCATCCTTGGTCTGAATGTATCATTCCATCATCAAAATGTACAAATTGATTATCCTTTAATTCATTCAACGTACTTATAACTAAATCCAATTTCATATTTTCTCTCACCTTGAATGATAATATCTCATTTGTACTTGCATCTAGAATTGTTGACAGATATGCTGTTTTTGCGTTACCATACTGTAAATAAGATATATCTGTCAACATCACCTTTCCAGGTACATTTTGTTTAAATTCTCTTTGAAGATAATTTTTACAGACTTTATGTTCCTTTGTAACTTTATATTTATACTTTTTTCTGCGAATTGGACATACAATATTATATTTACGCATTATCCGCATAATTCTCTTTCGATTGTAACAAATCCCAAACTTATCCTCTAACAGCATTTTTATACTCCGTGAACCCTTTTTGTATCCTCTAAAGCTTATTGCCATCAGTATATCATCACGCACTTTTATATCTATTTCCTCACGCCTTTCACGTTTACTTTCATTTGATAAATAATTATAGTAACCACTTCTTGATACGCCTGCACTCGCACATAAATAAGACACAACATTTTTTAGATTATTATCACGTATTGTAATCCTTATCAACTCAAAAATATCACTACTTTTCAGTCTTTGACTTCCTATCAGCCCCCTTTCTTTCAAGTCGATTTTTTTTAATAGTTCTACCTCTAGTTCCAAAAGCTTGATTTTTGCTTCTTGCCTTCTTATCAACTCTTTATCTGTAATATTTTTTGCTTTTAATACCGGATGACGATTAAGCAATGTTGCAGAAACATCTAATGTACCATTCTCATAAGCCTTCATCCATCTGCTTGTTGCTTTTTCTATACGCTTAGCACCCAATATTCGCTTATATAATCCAACACTTTCAAAAATCAAAGTAGGACCTTTCCCGTTCATATATTCTCGCACAAAAAATTGCTTAAACTCAATTGTGTATGTTATCTGTTTTTCATTAACAGATTCAACATATATATTTGATGACAAATATTCTATCTCTTCCTCTGTAAAATACTTAATTCCCATCATGATACCTCCATAACAAATTGCACTGTAATATTATTATAATACCCCCTGTGTTATTTGTCCATTTCTTAGGTACCACTATAGATTATATAACCCCTTGGGGAGAGTGTACCCATAAAATGCCCGATTATTTGTTCATTCGGGATTGTAAACCTTTAACCGATTATATATTTTTTATTTGCTTCGCTGCCTATGAGATTTTTATTATAATTGCATATAATATTTATATATTAAACTGCTGATTGCGTTTTATTAGCTTGATATTAGCAGTCTAATATGTTATAATAATACTACAATCAACGGAAGGAGTGATTTTACATGGCTAACATATCAAATGTAAGTTTTCGCATTGACAGCGACTTGAAAGCTCAAGCCGATACACTGTTTTCTCAGCTTGGTATGAATATGACCACAGCGTTTAACATTTTTCTGCGTCAGTCAGTACGCGAAGGACGTATTCCGTTCGACATAACTATAAACACACCCAACTCAGAAACAGTGGCGGCAATGCTTGAAACCGAGCGTATGCTGCGCGATCCCAATTTAAAGGCATATGATGTTGAAGACGCTCTAAAGGAGTTGAAGTCATGAATCTAAAAGTCATCTGGACTTCCAGATTTAAAAAAGACTACAAACTCGCAATCAAGCGCAACCTAAACATTGAGCTTCTTGACGATGTAATTCGTATGCTTGCCGCAGGACAGACATTGCCGGAAGAATACAATGACCATCAGTTAACGGGCAATCTCAAGGATTACCGTGAATGTCATATTCAACCGGATTGGCTGTTGATGTATCGCATTGAAAAAAGCATTCTTGTTCTTACACTGCAAAGAACAGGAACACACAGCGATTTGTTCGACAAATAAATATCGGGACGATTTCAGTAACTGTATGTAGGTTTACTGTCAAACCGTCCCGTTTTTTTATCATGACAGCTCTTACAAAGGCTCTGCCAGTTGCTTTTATCCCAAAACAATTTATTATCACCTCTGTGCGGTTTGATATGGTCAACCACCGTAGCTTGAACGTATTTCCCGTTCCTCTTACAAATCTCGTACAGAGGATGTTCTCTAAGATATGCCTTGCTTGATGTTCTCCATTTACTTCCGTATCCACGCTTTGTGGCTGAGCGAGTAACTTCAGGGTGACATGATATATGTTCCTCACAATATCTTCCGTCAGTTAAATTTGCACAGCTCGGATGTCTGCATGGTTTCTTTGGTCTGTATGGCATATTCTTTCCTCCAACGAAAAAAGGACGCTCCGTATAGGAAACATCCTTCTTTATATAACTTTTCACTTTCAAGTCTTAAATATTTATTTCTAATCTTCCCTGCAATACCGTATTATCGGAATAATACAACCTCAATTATTGGAACAATACACAAAGCCGACTGTTACATATCATCTCTCTGTTTATTCTTCTCTCGCGATTATAGCATAACACACTTTTTTACGATGTTCAAGAGTGAACTGAAGTGAACTTGCGTGAACTATAGTGTCCAATTTTCTTTTTATATGATTTTATCAAGTTCAGCCAAAGCTTTCAAGTGCATTTTATGAATATACCGTATTGTAAAATTAAGTTCCAACGCAATATATCTCCACGTTTTACGGTCGGCATATCTAAGCCACAAAATCCGTTTATATCTTTCATCTGCGATTTTATCAAGCTTTTCCCATACTTCTGCTTTAAAATCGACAAGTTCATCAATATCTCTGTCAATATCACGGTCAATATCGATTATCTTTGTCATTATATTTTCAAGCGGATTTTTATTCCGTGTATGCTGAACTGTTTCTCCGCTGTAATTCGGAGTGGTATTCATTGCAACATCACGAAGTGTCATAAGACGCTGTTGTTTTCTGTTTATCGCATTATCCATTGTTATAAGCTGACTTAAATATTCCTTTGCCGTCATTTGTATATTCCCTCCATCCTTGCTTTTATAGCCTCCATCAAAGAAGCCTGTCCCATGTCTTTATCATTTAAAGCCGTCATCACATCTTCATCAACCGTACCTTTGGTCACAATATGATGAACAACTACCGTGTTGTTCTGTCCCTGCCTATAAAGTCTTGCATTCGCCTGCTGATACAGCTCCAAACTCCACGTCAGTCCGAACCATATAATCGTGCTGCCTCCGCTTTGCAGATTAAGACCGTGACCGCAGCTTGCCGGATGTGCCAACGCAATTTGTATTTTACCGTTATTCCAATCGCAAATATCCCGTTCCGTTTTTATCTCACGGATATTAAATTTTTCTGCTATTCTGTCCTTATCGTGCTTATAGCCGTAATAAACAAGTATGCTCTTTCCGTTTGACGCCTCAATTAAATCCTCCAAAGCTTCAAGTTTACGATTATGTATTTTCTTCACATTTTGGTTTTCATCATAAACCGCACCGTTTGCAAGCTGCAGCAGTTTATTGCTGAGACTCGCCGCATTCACTGCATCAATATCACCGTCGGCAAACGGCAGAAACATTTCCTTTTCAAGTTTCCGATAAAGTTTCATCTCTTTATCGTTCATCTCAACTTCGTAAATATTGTCTATTCTTTCAGGCATTTTGATATAATCCGTTGCTTTCATCGAAATACATATATCCGATATTTTCTCATATATCCTTTTTTCTGCATTAACCAACGGCTTGTATGAATACACAATCGCACCGTTCCGTTTATCCGGTTTGAAATATTCATCACGAAAACCTGTTATATATCTTCCGAGCCTTTCTCCCATATCCAGCAGATTTATCTCAGCCCACAAATCAATCAAGCCGTTAGGTGCAGGCGTTCCGGTCAGACCTACAATTCTGTCAAACTTAGGTCTGACCTTACGCAGTGCTTTAAACCGTTTGCTTTGATGGGATTTAAACGAACTGAGTTCGTCTATCACAACCATATCAAAATCAATGTGACCGCTATTTACAAGCCACTCTACATTTTCACGGTTTATGATATAAATGTCTGCGTCTGCTTTTAAGGCTTTTTCCCTTTCGTCCGCACTGCCGATTGCTATTGAACATCTCAGGTATTTTAACTGTTCCCATTTGTCACACTCCTGTTCCCATACCGACAGTCCAACTCTGAGAGGAGCTATTATAAGGACTTTTGAAATCTCAAAATAATCATACATGAGGTCACTTACAGCTGTGAGTGTTGTTATCGTCTTGCCAAGACCGCATTCCAGCATAAGTGCCGAAATCGGATTGTTTATTATAAAATCAACACCGTACTTTTGATACTCATGCAAATCATCTCTGTTCAATTTCATCAAGCACACCTCCGATTTGCTCTATGCCGTCAATGCAATACACCAAAAACCCTAATGCTTCTAATTGCCTTTTTCGCTTTATTTGCAGACTCCGCATTTTCCGTCCTGTTGCTTTCAGTTCCGCAA